TCAGACAGGGTACACATCTGCTATTCCACAAAGCAACGGACAGAATCAATATCCTGTAATAACACCAATTACACTAAATACAGGAAGTAAAACCACAGGGATTACTATATCTACAACAGGTGTAAGCCCAACCAATGCTAACCTGCCTCCGTACTTGGCACTTGCTTACATAATGAAATCTTAGGAGGTAATATGGATTGGTTAAAGCAAATAGCACCTACAATAGCTTCTTGCCTAGGAGGACCTCTAGCAGGATTAGCTGTAACAGCTGTATCTAAACTGTTTGGTGTTCAGCCAACAGAAGTTAAGTCTATGATTGATAACAACAAGTTATCAGCTGACCAGATAGCATTGTTACAGCTTGAAGAGATTAGGTTTCGTGAACAGACTCAGGCTCTTGGTTTAAACTTCGAGCAGCTGGCTGTAGAGGATAGGAAATCAGCTAGGGACATGCAGGTTGGTACACAGTCTTTTGTGCCTCCTTTGTTATCAGTGCTGGTCACTGCTGGATTCTTTGGTATCTTGGTGTATCTAATGCTTAACACTGAGACTGTACAAAGCTCATCCCTGCTGATTATGCTGGGTAGTTTGGGAACGGCATGGTCTGGAATCATAGCTTTTTACTTTGGTTCAAGCGCAGGAAGCCAGAGCAAAGATAAGATGTTATACAACTCTACCCCTAAATGATTAACTCTCGTAGTTTAAACGAGCTAGTACCAGTGGTAAGACACAAGGTGGAAGAGTTTATTGCTCTCTGTGATGATGAGGGCATAGACTTGTTAGTCACATCAACATACAGGGATAACGAAAGCCAAGCTGCGTTATATGCTCAAGGTAGAACAACTATGGGAAGAATTATCACCAACGCTAACGCAGGTGATTCATTCCATAACTATAGATGCGCGGTAGATGTGGTGCCTCTTAGGAATGGTAAGCCCGTATGGGGTACACAAGGTGATGATGGGGAACTATGGCATAAGATTGGCAAGATAGGTGAACAGGCTGGATTAGAATGGGCTGGGAATTGGCATACATTTAAAGAGATGGCTCATTTCCAGTTCACCAACGGCAATACATTGTCTCAATTAAAGCAGGGTGCTCAGATAGTATAATATGTTAAAAAAGGTCATCTTCAAGTCTGGAGTTAATAGAGAGAATACTCGCTACACCACCGAGGGTGGCTGGTATGAATGCAATAAGATTCGCTTTAGACAAGGTACACCTGAAAAGATAGGTGGATGGTATCAAATATCTCCAACCACCTTCCTAGGGGTATGTAGGGCATTATGGAACTGGGTTACGCTAGGTGCTCTGAATGTATTGGCTGTTGGAACTAATATTAAGTATTACATTGAGAATGGTAATGTATACAATGACATAACTCCAATTAGATATTCTACATCAACAGCAACCCTTACCAATCCTTTTACCACAGTAAATGGTTCAGCAACAGTAACCGTTACTTGGTCTGGTCTTGACCTATCTACAGGCGATAGGGTGTCCTTCACTGGTGCTCCTGCCCTAAACGGTATACCTGCTACAGATTTTAACAAGCAATTCACCGTTACAAGAATTAATGCAAATTCATTTAGTATTGATGTTGGAACAACTGCAACATCTAGTGGTTCCGGTGGTGGTGCTGTATTAGCTGAAGCCTTTATATATACAGTAAGACTAACCAATCCGTTTGCCACCGTAAATGCTTCTGCTGTTGTAACTGTTTCAGACACAGGGCATGGATGTTTAACTGGTGACTTTGCAAACTTCACCTCTACTAGCACATTAAACAATGTAACGATAACAGGAGAGTACTCGGTCACAAGGATTGATGATAATTCCTATACCATTGTTGCAGCTACTGTAGCCAATGCCACTGGTTCCGGTGGTGGCACTGTTACTGTTCAATACCAAATTAATGCCAACCCTGAGATACAGATACCATTAAGTGGATGGAGCGCAGGTCCTTGGGGTAGTGGACCTTGGGGAGAAGGTATTGGTACTGGCACAACAAGCAACATTAACCTAGGACTATGGACCCAATCTAATTTTGGGGAAGACCTTATCTTTGGTCCTATTGGCGGGAGTATGTATTACTGGATAGCTGCCGATGGTTTTGTAGCTGGTATAAACATATCTTCTATATATGGTGCCTCAGATGTTCCTATTGTACAGAATTTTATCCAAGTATCTGATTCATCTAGGTTTGTATTTGCATTTGGCTGTAATGACTATGGCTCTATTACACAAGACCCAATGCTTATTAGATGGTCTGACCAAGAATCAATTACACAGTGGACTCCTGATGCAACCAATCAAGCTGGTAGCATAAGGCTATCTCATGGTTCCCTGATTGTATCAGTCTTGCAGGTTCGTCAGGAAATACTAGTCTGGACTGATTCTACTCTGTATTCATTGCAATACCTAGGAGCACCTGCTGTTTGGGGTGTAACTCTGTTAGCTGATAACATATCAATTATGGGTCCTAATGCACCCGCCTTGGCTTCTGGTGTTGTGTATTGGATGGGTAGGGATAAGTTCTATAAATATGATGGTAGCGTTTCCACATTAAACTGTGATTTGCGCCAGTATATCTTTAGTGATATTAATCTTGAGCAAAACTATCAGGTGATTGGTGGCACCAATGAAGGGTTCAATGAAGTATGGTGGTTCTATTGCTCAGGTGGTTCTACCGTAGTGGACCAATATGTCATATATAACTACCTAGAGAATATATGGTATTACGGTACTATGGGTAGGACAGCATGGCTAGATTCAGGCTTGCGTAACTATCCTATGGCTGCTACCTATTCTAATAACATTGTATTCCATGAACAGGGTACAGATGACGGTGTGTTAGTTCCATCAACTCCTATAGATTCCTATATTCAATCATCTGAGTTCGACATAGATGATGGGCATAACTTTGGGTTTATATGGAGAATCCTACCAGACTTGCGCTTTGATGGCTCTGTATGTGCCAATCCTGTTGTTACTATGAGTATGTATCCATTACAGAATTCTGGTTCTGGATACAATAACCCTAAGTCACAAGGCGGTGAATACTATGCAGAAGTTACCCGTTCATCTACTGTTCCAATAGAGCAATACACAGGCACCATATATGTCAGGATACGCGGTAGGCAGATGTCATTTAAGATTGAGGGTAACCAGCTAGGTCTGCAATGGCAGATAGGTGCTCCTCGTATTGATATTCGCGCTGATGGTCGTAGAGGTAACACTTGAGTATCTTTATACCAGCTGTACCAGCCCTACCAATCACTAAGCCAGAGTTTAGTGCGTTGTATCTAAATCAATTAAACAATGTATTGAGGCTTTATTTCAACCTTTTAAACAATGCAGTGGTAGAGCTAAACTCAGCCATACTAGACTTAGAGACTGATGGAGGTGGTTCTGCATTAAACTTCCCGTATGGGGCATTCTCTTCTGATGTTTCTCAGTCTACAACTGTAAACACTACCACCCTATTAACCTTTAATACCACTGACTTTTCTAACAATGTATCTATTGTTTCTTCACAAATGACAGTAGTAAAGGCTGGTATCTATAACTTACAGTTTAGTGTACAGGTTCAAAACTTAGATAATGCCCCACAAGATGTATATATCTGGCTACGTCAGAACGGAGTAGACATTGTAGGCTCCACTGGTGTTATAGGAATGCCAGCAAGAAAAAGTGTTGGTGACCCATCGCATGATATTAAAGGCTGGAACTATTTCCTGTCTATGAACGCTGGTGATTATGTTGAGATATGGTGGTCTACAACCGACATTGATGTAACTATTCCAGCTTATGTTGCTTCTGGCTCACCCACTAAGCCATCAACTCAGTCAGTTGTTGCTACAATGTCTTTTGTATCAGCATTAACCGTTTAAACACAAAGGTATAATATGCTAGTAGATAGTAAACAAAAGGAATTACAGCCACAAGAGATTGTAATGAAAGATGCCCAACAGCCAAATTCACAGTATTCTCCTGACCAAGCTCTAGCAGCAGTTCTGGCTGAGTCCAGATTACCATCAGCTATCTTGATGCAGGAAGGTAATACATTGTTTGTTATACATAAATGTCCTGATAGAATAGCGTTAGCTCGTATTATTAATGCTGATACAGAGCAAAATTACTTAGAAAACAGCATGTTATGCTTTAAAGCTATGTATGCTGCTGGTATAGACACAGTGGTATTTGACCTAAAGAACAAAGATGATATTAGAGTGTTTAAGTATATGGAATCACATAGAGACAAAATAAATAAAGATGAGGATGGAGAGCCAACCGTAGGCTATGTTATGAACCCTAAAGGTGATGGCTATCGAGTCACAGCCGTGATAGGTCCTAGAAGAGAAGGGCAAATGTAATGGGATGGTTTAGAAGTTTTATTTCCAACCCTATTGGAACTTTAGCTGATACTGCTACCAAGATAGTAGATAAGGTTGCTGATACTGTTGTTAAAACAGTAGAAAATGCAATTAAAGACCCAGTAGGCACCATCACTACAATAGCTGCTGTGATGTTGGCTCCAGAGACTGGTGGAGCAAGTTTAGCGTGGTTACCAGCAGTTAAGGCTGGTATAGTTATAGCAAATGGTGGAAGCCTTGAGGATGCCGCTAAATCAGCAGCCATATCATATGCTGCTGCTAACATAGGTGCTGAACTTGGAGATAATCTAGCGGTAGATGGGCTATCTCAAGCTGCTAATGAAGCTATAAAGACCGCTGCTGGGTCTGCAATAACTGGCACAGGTGCTGGTATCTTGCGTGGTAAGGAGCTAGGTGATGCATTATCCAGTGGCATAACATCTGGTATAGGGTCTGGTATAAGCTCTTTAGTGGCAGACAATGCTGATACTGGTGGAGAAGATTCAAAGACCAACACAGCTGATAGGCTTCTTGGCAGAACGGCTGGTGCTGCTACTACCGCTGCTTTGCGTGGTCAGAATGTTGGCGATGTTGCAGCTAATACATTAGCCAATGGAGCACTTAGGGCAGGAGCTGGTGAATACGCAGGGATGCTACCAGCTGTAACATTGGCGAGCACAGCTGCTTCTTTACCCACATTAACACAAAATGTTCAACCTACTCAAGGAGATACAGCATCTAAAATGATGGCTAGTCTTGATACTAAGACAGATATACCAAACCTGAGTCCTGCACAAACCAAAGAGGCGGCACAGCTAGTAAGAAGCATAGACAGCGAAGGACAGGCATTAGATGAACAAGGCAACAAGATAGGTGATGCAGCTGCGTTTGGTCTAACCAAAGGCATTGACAACACATGGTTAACACAAGATGGTCAGGTTATCGCTGCTACTGATAGCCCTATGCCAGAAACTGGAATGCAAATGGTAAATGAAACTACCCCTGAACCACAAGCCGTTAATAATCAAGACGGTTCCACCACTATAACCAATCCTGATGGCTCGCAAAAGATTATGTCACCTGATGGTACTATGTCTTATATAGATGCTCAAGGGAATATTGCTGGACAAGATACATCGTCTCCGCTAAGTATATTGGCTGATTCATTGCTTGGTAATACAAGTGATACAACACAGCCAGAAGGAATCACCACCCCTATGAAAGCTGCTGGTGGTGGCTTAATGAGTATCCAACCTACTATTGGAGATGATAACCACTTGAATTTAAACCAATACAACGCTGACCCTACTAACTCTGTGCAGATGTTTGCATATGGCGGTATGGCTCATGGTGGCATATCCTCCCTAGGAAGTTATTCAGACGGTGGAAGGATGCTTAAAGGACTTGGAGATGGCATGTCTGATGACATCCCTGCCTCTATAGCTGGTTCACAACCTGCTAGGTTAGCTAATGAAGAGTTTGTAATACCTGCTGATGTAGTGAGCCATTTAGGTAATGGTTCCTCTGAAGCTGGAGCAAAAGTGCTGTATGCCATGATGGAGCGAGTCCGTAAGGCAAGAACAGGAAACCCTAAACAAGGCAAACAGATTCATGCCGCTAAATTTATGCCGAAGGTAAGGAGCTAACATGGGACTATTTAATCAAACAGAGCTGAATGCTGTACCAAAAGAATCAGCACAAGCAGGGGTTAGTACATATGCCCAGCCTTATGCTACCAATCTTTTAGATAAGTCCAACGCTCTTCTTAATGCTCCAAATCCTCAATATACAGGAGAGATGGCTGCTGGACCATCTGCCATACAAAATCAGGCATGGCAAGGTTTAAGTAATCTAACGCTACCTAGCTCTTTAACTACCGCAGGTACCAACCTTCAGGATATTGGAACTAAAGAACAGGCTCTTAACTACACACCAACTGGCATAACCACTAACTCGTTTAATGCTGGTGCTGCTGAACAGTACATGAACCCGTACATACAGAAGGCATTAGACCCTCAGTTAGCTGCCTTACAACGTCAGCAGAAGATTAACCAACAAGGTGATATGGCTAAACTGTCACAGGCTGGTGCATATGGTGGCTCTAGACAGGCTATCTTAGAAGGACAGAATAACTATAACCTATTGGCTCAACAGGCTGGATTGATTGGCTCTGGTTATAACCAAGCCTATAACAATGCTGCTACCCAGTTCAATGCTGACCAAGCCCGTAACCTACAGGGTCAACAGCTTAATCAGGCTGGTAACCAGTTTGCTGCTACCTATGGCTTACAAGGTCTACAGGCTGCTACACAGGCTAACACAGCTGCTGCTAATGCAGGTGCTCAACAAGCTCAGTATGGCTTGCAGAACCTAACGGCTCTTGGAACTGCTGGTGGTACACAACAACAACTTAACCAAGCACAGGATAATGCTAAGTATAATGAGTACTTGAGACAGCTTAAGTATCCACAAGACATTATGAATATGCAAAAGGGTATATTGGGTGCATTGCCAATCACCACAACCAATACATTCACTCCTAAACTTAGCGTGTCACAACAAGCTGCTGCTGGTATTTCTGGACTGGCTGGGGTTGCCAAGGACTTGGCTGCTGCTGGTATGATGCCTGATGCTGTTACAAAATACTTGAAGAACATGTTTGGAGCAACTGATGCTCAAATACAAGCTACACTTGAGGCTGAGGGAGCACAAGCTAGTGATAGGTTGGGTGATATTATACGCGCTGGTGGAGAGCCAGATGACAATGGAAACTATGTTATTACAGATGAGTATGGTCAGACCACTACATTTGATGGGGCAACTGGTCAGCCAATATCTCAAACAGATATACGAAATATGCCAGTTGATGATTTTAATGACATACCAGCTGCTGGTGTTCCTGATGAAAGTTCTGGAGGAGCACCACTGGTTGATGATTCCGCTACAATTATTGATTACCCTTAATAAACTGGAAAACATATGTTTAATTTAATCGAAGTACAAACTGCGTTACAAAGCCCAAGTGTGCAACTAGCAGACTTGATGAAATATGCTAATGGCAGTAGCGCAGAAGTACCTGCATATCTAGCTCTAGGTGAGTTAAATCGTAGGAAGCAGCTTGAAGCTACTAATACAGCTTTTAATGCCAAGCCACCCACTGTTAAAGACCAGCTGACTAATGCTCCTCCAGCAGTTAATCCTACAGTTGCTCCTACAGGTATAGCCCCTACAGCCACTCCTCCTCAGTTAGCTGCCACTACAGCTGCTCCTCCTAGGATGAATGTAGCTGCTGCTCCTGTTAATCAGGTTAATCCTATTGCTCCTCCTCAATTGGCAGCGGAAGGTGGACTAATGTCTATACCTACGCCTCATATGTTTAAACAGGAATCATATGCCAATGGAGGTATAGTTGCGTTTGCCGAGGGAGACTATGTAGAACCAAATGCATACCAGAAAGAAATGCAAGACAAGACGGAAAAGCTTAAATTAAGTCCAGAGCAAGAAGCCCGTAAGGATGAGTTAGATGCTATTAAGTATTTAGATGAAGCTAAGGTAGCCAAAGATAAGAAGGAAATGGAAACTTGGAAGCGTGGTGTTGCCCAAACTACCGATGAAGTTAATGCATTACGCGCTCAACGTCAAGCTGGGGAAGAGAATCCTGCGGCAGCTCAAATAATGGCTAATGGATTAAAATCATTACCTACGGACCAATCAGAATTCACTGAGTTAGGCGGTATTGCATCCGAAGGCAAAACTGTACCTGATACAAGAAGAGTATTGTCTTCTAAAGGTCATCCAGCTACGGTGAACACTAACCAAGCACAATTTGACAAGAGTGTCAAAGAATTAACAGCCAATGCAGAAAGAGAAAAGACTAGATTGCATGCAGCTAACGCAAACCAAGATAGCACTAAAGTGGTTGGTGGTGACACTATCAATGCTGAAGTTCAAGCTAATCTAGATAAGCAAATTAACATGCTTAAACAGTCATTGGGTATCAAGCCAGTAGCTGGTGCAACCCAAGATGTTTATAAAAATGAAATTGTTAAAACTCCTTATGTCCCTACTCTTCATCAGGCTCCAGAGGGTATTCCTACTGCATTGCCTGTAGCCCCTGCTCCTGTGTTGCCACCAGTTACAGTAGAGCGTGATGCTAGACAGGATTACAAAGCTCCAACTGCGGTAGAGACTCAAAATGCTAACATGGCACAAATAGATATGGAAAAAGCACTAAGGGAGAAGGCTGGTATATCTGAAGACCCACATCAAGCCACCAGAGAGCGTATGGACAAGCTTGAAGCTAAACGTGCTGGTCAAGAAGCACAAGACCCATTTAACTCCTTAATGGCTAGACTTGCAGCTTTTGGTTCTTCTAAAGAGCAAACATTTGGTGGTGGTATGGGTGAGAGTGCTATTGCTGGAGCTAAGTTAAGCAAAGAGACTGCTGCATTGCGTGATAAACAAGCTACTGAGATAATAGCTGCTCGTCAAGCTATGGAGACAGCAGAGGATGCTCGTAAGAGAGGTGACCTAACCACTGTTAAAGCTGCTACCAAAGAAGTACAAAAAAATCTACAGAAAGCAAGTGAACTAGAATCAGCATCTAGGACTTCCAAGGCTAATGAAACAACTGCTGAGACAGGTCGGATGTCCACTGCTAACACTATTGCTTGGACACCATTTCATGAGGCTACTCTTAGAATGGAAGCTGATGCCAAGGAGTATGCGGCTCACAATCCACATGCAAGCGCAGAATCAATTAAGGCTAATTCTCTAGCAAGTATTAAAAGAGAATTTAAAAATGACAAAGTTGCTAATCCAACTGGCAGAGCTATGACTGAAATAGAGGCATTATCTGCATATAACAATGCCACTAATTCTTCTAGAACTGATATATCAGATGCCCGCAATTTACATCAAGAAAGACAGAAGGCTGAGACAGATTTTGGAAATCCATTAGTTCAAGCAACTGCTAGAAAGATGTTTGGTAAAGATTTAACACGTCCACAACTAAAAGCCAAATTTATGGATGATAGGTTATCTAGTCTTCCGGGTTATACTCCATCTTCTGGCACAACTACCACTAATGCCGCAAGAGCTGTTCTAAATAAATAAAGGTCTGTGATATATGTCTGATATTGATGACTTTGGAGCTTGGATTGTCAAGAACCAAGCCCTTAAAGGTACTCCTGACTTTGAGACTGTAGCTAAGGCATTTAAAGAATTAGATGCAGCACAGAACCCAGTTGCACCAGTACAGCCTAAAGAGCGTACATGGGGAGGAGCTACAACTGACATAGGGGCATCTTTAGGTGTTGGAGCTGGTAACCTAATACAACTTCCCGGACAGCTATATGGACTAGCTACAGGTAATTTTGACGACTCTGGTATCTTAGGGTTAGGCAAGTCTCTTGTTAAATCTAGCGAGGCTATGAAGTCAGAGGGCTTGAAACAAAGGGAAGCCTTACGCGCCCAGAAGATTGCTGAAGCTGACAAGCAAGGAGTGGTAGAAGGTTTCAAAACTGCATTTGGCTCTACCGTTACAGACATCCCATTATTACTTAGCTTCATTGCTGAACAAGCTCCTCAGTTACTTGTACCGTTTGGTGCTGGTAAAGCTGGCTCTGCCATATCTATGGGCAAAGAGATTGCCACTGGTGTTGCTCGTAAAGAAGCTGCTTCTGAAGCTGGTGAAGCTGGTGTTAAGGCTGCCATTGGAGCTGCTGGTGTACAACAAGGTGCAGATGTAGGAGCACAGTCTTATGAAGACATCTATAAATATCTAGTCACACAAGGCACCCCTCCAGAGGATGCAAAGCAACAGGCATTAGATTTAGCCAGAGCAACTGGTGCTGCTGGTACAGTAATTTCCATATTAGCTCAAAAACTTCCCGGTGCAAGAGTTCTTGAAGAGGCTCTGGTTGGTGTTCCAATGGTCAAGAAGACTGTAGCTGGCATACCATTGACTGGAATAACTGGTAGAGCAGCCAACATAGGTAAAGCTGCTTTAGGCGAGACTGGCAGTGAAATGGTAGAAGAAGGTGGAGGTAAGTTTACTCAGAACCTTGCTATGCGTGATGTTAACCCTAACCAAAGCCTAACAGAGGGTGTAGGTAGTACAGCAGGTTTGGCAGCTGTTGGTGGTGTTGGTATGGGTGGTGTCAGTGGTGCCTTACAGAAGGTTGCCCCATCTACTACAGTACCTGAGTCTTTCACCCCTACCCATACAAATAGCTCTGGTGTACCCTTTATGTATGTTGAGGGTAACAAGTATGTGGATGAGTATGGTAATGAGGTAGAGCGACCTGCTAGTGCTATGAAACCCATAGACATAGAGAAGTTCAAAGAACCAGTTGTACCTGTATCAGATGATGAAACACAGAAGCTTGTTGATGATTTTAATAGGACTGAAGAGGAACGTGCTGCTAAACCTGTAGCTACTCCAGTAGCGGCACCAGCTACTACGCCCGTAGTGGAGCCTAAAGCCGCAGTTGAGACTCCACAAGCTGAAGTCTTTACAGTGGAAGACCCTGTTGCTAAGTCGGGTATTAATCAGAGCTTCTCCACTGTAGAAGAGGCTCAAGCCCATGCTGATACCCTTACATCCAATAGGAATGCATTAGTTGATGAGCACCAAGCCACCATTGATAACACTACAGCCAGTATTGATACCCTTAAACAGGGGTTAGATACTGAAGTGGCTAAGGGTAACTATGGAACTCCTCAGTTCCTGACCCATGAAAACAACATAAACACAGAGATTGGTAAGCTATCCAATACCCTTGTCCAAGAACAAGCTGAAATAGCTCGTTTAGAGCAGCCTATTCAGGTGGTTGGTACCAATACCCCTACCGCAAAGGTTGCCCCTGTCCCCGCCCCCTTAGAAGGCGTTACAGAGCCTGTTTACACACCTGAACTAGCAGCCAAAATTAAACAGCTGCGTAAGAGCCTTTTACCCACCCTAGAGAGGTTTGGATTAAAGGATGTTGGTTTAAACATAGTGGCAAGCATCGAGAATGGTACAGCTAATGCCCATTATGTAGAGCAGGTTATGCAGATTGCATATAACGCTGATGACCCTATGGGGGCTTTAAGGCATGAATCTATCCATGCATTGAAGGAGTTAGGTGCGTTTACAGAGAATGAATGGAGAGTTCTAAGCCAAAAGGCTAAGGATACATGGGTTAACCAGTTCATTAGTGCAAAAAACCAAGCTAAGTATAAAGCAGAGTATCTAAAATATAAAAAGACTATGGATGGGTTCGATGCCTATCTACAGGAAGAGGCTATTGCTGAAGCCTTCAGACATTTTGCTAACACCAAACCCCCGGCTGGCTTGATTGGGCAGTTATATAGTCGTTTAAACAACATGTTCCAGTCTCTAGGTAACTCGTTTAAACAGCTAGGTTACACCAATGCTGAAGACATATTCCAGAAGATAGAACGAGGTGAGGCTAAACCTAAGAAGGTTGAGAAGGTTGCAGAGAAAGCAGCAGAGAAGCCTGTCAAGGTCAAGAAGGCTCCTGAGCCTAAAGTAGACAATCAAAAGCTATTAGATGAGCGCACACAAAAGCTTCTGGCTGCAAGAGCTGCGCGTAAATTAGATGATTCCAAGAAGCTATCTAACATGTCATCTGATGAATTAGAAGAAGCTCACAACAATTCAATCGAACATAATAATTCCGTAGAGTCTACCGCTGTTGAGAAGTTCTTTGGCAAGGAACAACGTAAAGCATTTGATGCTATGACTCGCAGGAAAAAAGACAGTTGGCTTGATGCCAATCTTGACGATAAGATGCAAGACTTCCTTAATAAGAATCAGGTAGATGAAGACTTGATTGGGGATTTTTATCGCGCATCTAATAAATTTGATACCTCAAGCCCAGAAGAGCTTGGTAGGTCTATCGCTCTTTTATCCAGAGACGTTGACAAACCCGGCTTTATGCAAACTCCTGATGGATTGACATTCAAAAATGCAATAGATTACGCGCAGTCCCATAACTGGGATATGGATAAGGTTCTTGCTGGAATGAAGGGACGAGCTTATGAATGGGCTGGCAAGGATGCAGAAGAGTTGTTTGGACGGCTGTTTAAGAAGACTGCTGAAGTTGCAGAGAAGATTGCAGAGAAGCCTGAAGCTCACACAGGGACAATGGAAACTAATACCCTGCTAAACAAGCAAGGTAAAGAGGCTAATGAAGAATATGACAACATCAAGGATATTGATAAGCCTTGGGCTAAAGAGCTAGTTAAGAGGTTTGAGAATATACAGCGTAAGGTGTTTACATCCCTATCTGCTGGCACTATCAACAGACTTGCCTCCACTGTTGTGGGCGAGAAAGTTAGGGTAGGTAAGACTGACACACAAGCCTTTGGAACATTTGATGGTAAGGCTAGTCCCAATATGCGTATCCCTATGTCTTACATGACAGAGGACAACGTAGAGCATAACTTCACCAAAGAACAAGCTGAGTTGATGTTGGTTGTATTAGGTACAAATCTTAACCAAGAAGCTCAAGCTGCCTCGCTGTTTACACCAGTAGAGACAGGTGCTGATACATTCCGTATCAGGCTAGATAACAAGATATTGAACGAGAGGGATGCTGCTGCCTTTGATAAAGCTATTGGATACCCTGTAAATGTCTACCAAGATGAAAATGGTCATGGCATAATAGATATTAATCTGGCTGGTAACGACCCGTTTACATCTGAAGAAGCATTAAAGAGTGCTATGGGTAAGGTCTTCCCCAATGCCGAGTATACGTTTACACCATGTAAGTACGAATCAATATACATAACCAGTGAAAAATCAGATTATTCTGATAAATCTTATAAGGAGATAGTAAATGAATGGAAGAAAGGTGAGTCTACAGGAGGCACTAGAAATGGGCTTTGGGAAACCTTCGATGTCGATTTCAAGCCGTCCGTTACCGAAATCAGGAACCTTGCAACAGCAAGAAACAAAGAATTCAAAGAGTTCGCCCAAGAAGCCAGAAGACGGCAAGAGATAGAGAAGAAGGTAGTCGAGCCAGAAGTTAAAGCTCCTGTCAAGGTTAAAAAGTCTGAGCTTGAATCGCTATGGAATAGCTATAGACACACTGCATTGCCATTTAGCTCCCTGTCTAAGGAAGATGTACAGGTATTAGCTAGGGTCAAGGATAAAGACGGTGAAGTTATTGATAGGGCTGTACAGAAGATATACAAGGGCATAGATAAAGCCCCTACTGAGGCTGAGGTAGAAGCTGTAGCAGCTCAAGAGATAGACACCAAGGAAGTGGCTCAGGAAGAGGAAGAAGTCCAGCCAGAGGAAGAAGAAGAGCCTCAAGCCCCTAAGATAGATAAGGCAGCAATTAAAGCTCAGAAAGCTCTAGACAAAGCAGCAGCTAAAGCCCAGAAAGTCTTAGACAAAGCAGAAGCTAAGATAGAAGCTAAGGCTTTGAAGCTAAGGATTAAAGAAGCTGTTAAACAAGCTAAGAGAGATATAGATAATAGCGAGCTTGGTCAGGCATTGGAACGTGTCAAAGATGAAAATTTTGACATGGATGACAAGAAAGACATTAGGTCTTTCTATAAAAAACTTGTAAAACATGAAATTCTAGAAGAAGGTGGTGATACCCAAGAGTACTTAAGTGATAGGGAGTCTGATGTATCAAGTGTCCTGTACGCTATAGAAAATGAACTCCAAGATGCCTACGATAATGCTCTGCAAAAACGCATAGATGAAGTCACTGAAGAAGCTGAATACCAAACAGATGAGGCACCAGTAGCTAATCAGTCTAATCCACAGAGCGTTGCTGAAAGTCTTTTAACCACAGAAGACACTGCATTACTTGAGCAGATTGATGTAACCCCAGAAGAGATTGCTGATAAGGCAATGGAAATACTGGGTCAAGCCAAGAATGTTCAGAATGTCCGCGCCAACGCATGGGCTAAACAGTTCGGTGACTTAGCTGCCCAAGTACAGGCATTGCTGCGTAGGATAATGAACGGCATGATGAGCGTTGTAGTTGGGATAAACCTATCTGTTGCCCCACCTGCAATACAGCCTCACACATCTATCTATACCTATACCACTCCCATCCATGTGGCTAACTTCAAGGGTGCTGAACATACTGAAGGCGTTCAAAGACTGGCTAATGCTATCTTGGATTCTAAAAAGAATGACAACATGGCTTTTGTCATAGCTGACAAAGCATCAGCTACCATGTATGTCTTTGATGAGAATGGTAATCTTAGAGGTAGCTCTCCTGTTCTGCTAGGTGCCACCAAAGGTGATAAGAATGCAAAGCTAAACATATCAGAAGTTGGAGGTAACCCTTTATTTAAGATTACTCCATCTGGCATCTTTACCACTAAGGCTTTGAAAGATACTCAATATAAGAATGAATTTGGATATGAGTGGGCTGTTCAGTTGGTTGAAACTACCGCCAAAGATAGGTCATCTGTAATGATTCATGCGGTATATGTACACACACCATCAGAGCATAGGCAAGCAAGGCTAGATACCAAGTCTATTGAAGACAACCGTGTGTCATGGGGCTGTCTAAACGCGCCTCTTAAGTTCATGCAGGATGTAGTTAAGCCAACATTCGAGAAGGAAAATGGAAAGGTATTCATCACCCCTGAAGAAATGGGTAGTGATGCCATGCTTGGTCTACCAGCAGCTAAGACTAAGACAGTTAAGAAGCTTACTCAATCATTAGAGACAGAGTCTGGTCGTTTGCAAACTAGCAAACAAGAAGACATTCTAGCCGCAGAAGCACCAAGAGGTAGATTCCAGTTCAAAGAAGATGAGGCTCCTCTTGTCAAAAAAGTTACGTTCACTGAGAAGTTTAAACGCTTTTTCGGTAATAGCGAGATAGTAAACAAGGATGGTACTCCAAAGGTTATGTATCATGGCACTGCCAGAGACATTACTACCTTCACACCAAAAGAAGCTGATGCTATCTTCCTGACAGATAGTCCTGATTTTGCTGCATCATTCACTGAAATGTCTGAAGAGGACATGATTGATGAGGCTAAGAAATTGTTCCCCGATGCAGAATGGAAGAAGTTAACTGACAAAGCTACAGCAATTAGTAAAAAAGAAGGGACATCTTACGAGTATGAATTAAGAGAGCTTATCAGGGACACCCTACCTTCTAACGCAAACATCATGCCTGTGTACGTCAGCGCAAAGAATGTCTTTGACTATGAGAATGCTGCTCATGTAGATGCATTACAAGTAGATTCTACAGTATTAAAAGCAGGTATTTACATAGATTGGAAAGGGATAAAGAATGGCTCTTGGGTAACCATTGAGTCAGCAGAGGTACAGGCTGCCATCAAGAAGGCTGGCTTTGACGGCTTCTATGTCAAGGAAGGTGGTCGTAAGAACCTAGCTGTTTACACATCCAATCAAATCAAATCAGCCATAGGAAACAATGGTGAGTTTGATATAAACAATCCTGACATTAGGTATCAGTTCAAAGAAGATGAAGAGTTTGTTGAGCCAAGTGGCAAGATTGATAATGTCACCTATCTGTTACAGGACAAGTTCATTGACCTGAAGCGTGTCATACAGAGCCTTAACAAGCGTGGTAAGGTCATAGCTGATAAGTGGAACGCTTACCTACAAGAAGAGCTATATCATGGCAGAGTCTCCACTCGCATTGACTTCTTCATGAAGAGACAGCTTAACCCAGTCCTAAAGCAAATGGATGCAGCTGGCATCACTGTAGTGGATATGGATAACTATCTACTAGCCCGCCATGCTTCAGAAGCTAATGCCCACATTGCCAATGTAAACGCTGACCCATCTGCTAATGCAGGTATGACCAATGACGCAGCACTTGAATACATGGATGCTATACCAGCCAATAAGAGGCAGGTATATGAGCGTATTGCCAATCAAATTGATAGCATGACTAAAGAGACTAGAGAGATGATGGTCTCATATGGTCTTGAAAAACAAGGTGTTATTGATAGCTGGGAACATGCATATAAGCATTATGTCCCATTGATGCGTGAGCAAGATGAAAAGGATACTGGCTCTCTGTCGTTTGGAACAGGTAAAGGATACTCAGTCAAGGGTAAGACCGTTAAGGCTCGTATTGGTTCATCGAAGTCCGTAGTGGATGTATTGGCTAACATTGCCCTACAACGTGAGAGGATTATCGCTCGTGGTGAGAAGAACAGGGTAGGTCAATCCTTGCTTGGTCTGGTACTCACCAACCCCAACAAAGATTTCTGGGTAGCTGTCAATCCACACATAGGCAACAAGAACCTCACTAAAGAGTTGACAGAGCTGGGCTTAGACCCATCTGTTAGCCAGAACCTAGGTGAGGCTCCCATAGAGAGAGTGCCTAATGCCAAGACTGGTGAGGCTCAAACTCAAATCAATCCTCTGTGGAGAAAGCAGCCTAATGTCTTTATTACCCGTGTAAACGGTGAGGACAGGGTCATCATCTTTAACATGAAAGACCCTCGTGCTAAACGCATGGCTGTGTCATTCAGTAACCTAACTACACAAAACCAGTCTGAAGTTCTTAAGATGGAAGGTGAGGCAGGGGCATATTGGGATAGCCTGACCAAGAATGTAGGCAAGGGAACTCGTTACTTTGCCTCTATCAATACTCAGTACAACCCAGCCTTTGGCTTGTATAACCTGTTAAGAGATATAGGTGGTGCTACCCTTAACCTACAGAGCACTGCTCTGAAAGGCAAGGAGTTTAAGGTTATAACCAATGCCTTTGTAGCATTAAGAGCTGTCTATAAAGACTTAAGGCTGCAACGTGAAGGTAAGCCAGCAGACTCTGCATGGGCTAAGAAATTTGAGGAATTTGAACTAGCTGGTGGTAAGACAGGATTTAGTGACCTGTTTAACAACTCAGAAGAAAAAGCTCTTAAACTCCAAGAAGAGATAAACTCGTTTGGCAAGAAGGGTGTTAAACAGACTAGAGATTCAGTATTGGGATGGTTGTCTGACTTCAACTCAGCTATTGAGAACTGTATCAGGGTATCTGCCTACGATGAGGGCATAAAGAGTGGTTTATCTCAAGACCAAGCGGCTAGTATTGCTAAGAACCTAACTGTTAACTTTAATAGAACTGGTGCAAGAACTAAACTGTTTACACCGTTATATGCATTCTTTAATGCCAGTGTGCAGGGCACTGCTCGTATCGCTGAGACCATGTACAAGGATGGTAAGCTAACCCCAGCTGGTAAGAAGATAATTGCTGGTAGTGTTATCTTGGGAGTTATCCAAGCTGTAACTATTGCTGCTGCTGGGTTTGATGAGAATGACCCACCTGAATGGGTCAAGGATAAGAATATTATTATCCCTTATGGCAACAAAAAATACATTGCTATCCCTATGCCATTGGGCTTTAACATATTCCCATCATTTGCTAGGCGAGTTACAGAGTTTGCCATGTCTGATGAGAAGAACATAGGTAAGGCAGCAACCAGTACATTTACTATGATTCTTGATGGGTTCAACCCATTAGGTAGTGGTACATTAATGCAGACCGCTTTACCGACCCTATTAGACCCGATTGCAGCTATAGCTGAGAATAGAGACTTCTCTGGCAGACCTATTGCAAGAGACGATATGAACAGCCTAGAGCCAACCCCCGGCTATTCTAGAGCCAAGGAAAACGCATCCTCTATTAGCACAGGTATAGCATATGCCATTAATATCCTAACAGGAGGCACTGAGTTCCAGAAGGGATTCATTAGCCCAACTCCAGATACCCTTGATTACCTAGCTGGTCAAGCGACCGGTGGTGTAGGTAGGGAAATTATGAAGATTGGTAAAGCTGGTAGTGCTATGGCTACAGGAGAAGAGCTATCCACTAGCAACGTTCCTGTAGTTGGTAGGATGATTGGTAACTCTAACCAAAGGTCAGCTGAGACTGCTAGGTTCTATGAGA